TTAATTTAATATGGCAAACATTTTAGGAGCAGGTGGACAACCAATAGAAGAAAAACCAGTTTCATTAGAAAAGACAGAAGCAATCGGATGTAAGAAATGTGGTGGTGAAGTTTTCGTACAAGGATTTGGATTTCGTAAGATTTCAAAATTATTAACTGGTAAACCAAAGGATGAAGTACTACCGGTAGAATTATTTCTTTGTGGTGATTGTGGTGAAGTACTTAATGAATTATTACCTCCGGGTTTAAAAATAGAAGAATAAGTATAGTATGGCAAAAGGATTATTTGACCACATAAATGCAATTACAAAAGAACAAGACCCAAAGTATTGGGACAAGTTAGATGATGCCGATAAAAAAACTTGGAGTAATTGGTTAATTATACGCTATATGTCTATGAACCCAGAATGGGTAGAACTTATAGCAGAAATACAACCATATATTCAAGAGGCACCACCAAAAGCAGTTTATAAAGCACTTATTGGTGTTATACCAAAAGGTAAAACTTATCTTCGTTATATGAAGGGTAAGTCCGTAAAGGATTACGAAGAATGGATTATCCAATTGGTTGCAAAATGGTATGAGGTTTCTACCAAAGAAGCATCCGAATATTTGGATATACTTTATGAAAGTACTACGGGAAGGGAAGAAATTAAACGAATTGCGGAGGCGTATGGTACTGATGCTAAACAAATTACTAAGTTAAAATTAAAAGTTTAATTTGGTAATCTCACCATTTTTTCGTATCTTTACACAATAAAATAACATAATGGCTAAAGTATCATTTTCACAATACTCAATGTGGAGCAGTTGCCCACAACAATATAAATTAAATTACATAGATAAGTTGGGTGAGAGTTCTGGTAACATTCACACAATCTTTGGTTCGGCTATGCACGAAACCATCCAACATTACTTATCGGTTATGTATGGTGTTTCAAAAAAGCAAGCAGATGAAATTGATTTGGATAAACTTCTTTTAGAAAGATTAAAAGAAAATTTCAAAAAAGAAAAAGACTTATTAAGTGAAGGAATACCGTGTGAACAAATAGAATTAGAAGAATTTTATGGAGATGGTAGAAGGATACTTACTTGGTTCAAAAAATATTGTAGTAAATTTTATTCAAAATCTGGATACGAATTAGTTGGTATTGAAATTCCTTTGAACGCTAAAATCAAAGAAGGTGTTCATTTTATTGGATTTATTGATATTGTACTTAGAGATTTAGCAGAAAATTCAATAATCATTGTTGATTTAAAAACATCTACTCAAGGATGGAATCAATATCAAAAAGCAGATGAGCTTAAAAACTCTCAAATACTTCTTTATAAAAAATACTATTCCGAACTATTCAATATTCCACTTACTAAAATCAAAGTTGAATATCAGATAATGAGGAGAAAATTACCTGAAGATACTGCATTTCCTGTTCCATATATATCTAAACACGTACCATCCAGTGGGAGTCCATCGGTAACAAAAGTGTATGGTAAATTTATGGAATTTATTGATACCGTTTTTGATGATAGTGGTAATTACAATGATATACCATATCCAAAAGTTCCTGGCAATAATAAAAAGAATTGCAAATGGTGTCAATTCTTAGGAAAACATTGTGACGGAAAACCTTGATAAAATTGTTTGTTTTTTATTTTTGTATATACTTATATATACAAATATATTAAATACACAAGACAATGATTCAAGACAACACAAAACTTACAACTGTGAAGATATTGAAAGATGTGTATTCATCATTTAAAAAGGTTTCGTTTGATTCGGATGTAACACTTCAAAAGCTGGTAAATAGAACAGTTGAAAGATATGTTAAAGATGAAGATTTTAGAAAAGAAATGAATGAGTACTTACAACTACAAATTTCAGGTTCACAATTTTAACAACATTAATACGTTATGGCAAAGAAAAAGATTCTGTTACTTTCAGATGATTTAAGAATGGCGAGTGGTATCGCAACAATGTCCAAAGAATTCGTTTTAGGGACAATACACAAATATGATTGGTTTCAAGTAGGAGCCGCAATTAATCACCCCGAAGCTGGTAAGATTTTAGATTTAAGTGAAGATATTCAAAAAAATTATGGAGTAGCAGATGCTTCTCTAAAAATACTTCCTTGGAATGGATATGGTAATGCGGATTTGATTAGACAATTAATCAATACCGAAAAACCAGATGCTATCTTACACTTTACTGACCCTCGTTATTGGACATGGTTGTATGATATCGAACATGAAATTAGACAAAATGTTCCAATTTTATTCTATGCAATTTGGGATGATTTGCCAGACCCATTATATAATCGTAACTACTATGAGAGTTGTGATTGGATTGGTTGTATTTCTCGCCAAACTTATGGTATCATTAAAAGATTATCAGCATTGGATACAAAACCAACTTGGAAACCAAAAGCTGATTGGCAAGTAAGTTATGTACCGCATGGTATTAATACTGATTTATACAAACCAACTGAAGTACCTGTTGAATATCGTAAAGAAATTTTGGGTGATAAAGAATATGATTTCGTATTGTATTGGAGTAACCGAAATATCCGTAGAAAACAACCAGCAGATGTTATTGTATCTTTCCAAAAGTTTTGTGATAAGATTGGTAAGGAAAAAGCAGATAAATGCGTATTGGTAATGCATACGCAACCGGTAGATGAAAATGGAACTGATTTACCTGCGGTAATCGATGCAATAGCTCCTAATTGTAATATTATATTTTCCGAAAAGAGAAGATTACAACAAGAATTAAATTGGAATTATAACATAGCAGATTGTACAATTAATATTGCTAACAACGAAGGGTTTGGATTAGCAACCGCAGAATCGGTAATGGCTGGAACTCCAATCATTGTAAACGTAACTGGTGGATTGCAAGACCAATGTGGATTTAAAGTTGAAGGTAATGTATTAGTTGCGGATGATTATATTAAGATTGGTTCACTTCACCAATGGAGAGAGTGGGAAGGTAAAGCAATTCCTGGTCCTTGGGCAACTCCTGTTTGGAGCAGAGCATTAGCATTAGCGGGTTCAGTACCAACACCATATATTTGGGATGATAGAGTTGATATTGAAGATGTTGCTGAAGCAATTCTTAAAGTTTATAACACTCCAAAAGAGGAAAGAAAGGCAAACGCATTAATTGGTAGAGAATTTTTTATTAACGAAGCTGGCTTAACTCATACAAATATGTGTAAGACACTGATTGATGGAATTGAATCTACATTTGAAAATTGGAAACCTCGCCAAAGATTTGAGGTATTTAAAGTTAAATAAGTTATAATATATGAATAAGCCAACATTAGTATTTCAAGGACCTATATTCACTCGTTCTGGTTATGGTGACCATTGTAGAGATTTAATGAAATCCCTACGAAAGATGGATAAGTATGATATTAAAATTATACCTTTAAGATGGGGTAATACTCCGCAAAATCAAGTAGATGGTGAGTCTGAATTTGGTAGATGGATGTTAGAAAGAGTTATCACCGGAGTTGAAGAAAAACCAGATGTGTTCATACAGGTTTCGGTAGCAAATGAATTCGAACCAAAAGGACACTATAACATTGGTGTAACTGCTGGGGTTGAAACTACAATAGCACCAAAAGATTTCATTGATGGTTCTAATAAAATGGATTTGATTATCGTACCATCTAACTTTACTAAATCTAATTTAGGTGGAACTGTATATCAGCAAAAAGACCAAGCAACTGGACAGATTGTTGGCGAAATTAAAACAACAACTCCAATCGAAGTTTTATTTGAAGGAGTTGATACTCAAATATTTTCTAAAGGAAGTGGTAATGATGTATTGGCTAATGTAAAAGAAGATTTTAATTTTCTAATTGTAGGACATTGGTTAAAAGGTTCATTAGGACAAGATAGAAAAGATATTGGTATGGCAATTAAAACATTTGCTACTGTATTCCAATATCTACCAAAAGATAAAAGACCTGGACTTATTGTTAAAACATCGCATGCTGGGTTTAGTGTAATTGATAGAGAAGAAACTCGTAGAAAGATTGATGAAGTGTTAAAATCATTTGGAGATAAGTGTCCATCCGTGTATTTGATACATGGTGATATGGAAGAAACTGATATGAGTAACCTATACCACCATCCTAAAGTTAAAGCAATGATTTCATTTGCTAAAGGTGAGGGGTATGGTAGACCAATGGCTGAGTTTACTTTGACAGGTAAACCAATTATAGCTAGTGGTTGGAGTGGACAATTGGATTTCTTACCAGCAGATAACGCAGTTTTATTAGAAGGTTCATTGACTCCGGTAGATGAATCGGCAGCTGACCAATTTTGTATGAAAGAAGCTCAATGGTTTACTGTAAACTATTCAAATGCGGCAAATAGAATATATGATGTGTATAACAAGTATAATTCTTATTTAGAAAAATCAACAGGATTAAAAGAAAATACGCTAAATAACTTTACATTAGAAAAAATGCATACTAAGTTTACTGAATTAATGGATACTTATGTAAAGAAACAACCTCAATTTGTTCCATTTAATGCACCAAAAGTAAATGCATCTAAAATGCAAATACCTAAATTGAATAAAGTATAATATGTCATTCGCATTACAATATAAAAAATTTATTGAATCGGAAACCGGAGTATCAAAGAATCTAGTCAACCCTAGAAATGTATATAGAATAAATGTTTACAAATATGCAGATGGGGAAACCAAAAGTTTAAGTGGGCAGGAAACTGCCCTAGTTTTTGTTTTAGGTGTAACTCCTGATAAAAAACTATCTTGTGTAAAACTTAGTCTGATAAAACCGGAAATATTTTTTGGATGGTTAAAAAATCTTTTCATCAAAGGAATGGACGAAAGCACCTTTAAATCTGCTGTGCAATTGGAAGATTTAGTTATTATATCTGATAGAGCTGGTAAAAAGTTATTTAGTTCGTTTTTAAAATCCCATC